CTTCATGAAGAACGTCTGCAACCTGACCCCCAATATCGTTAATTTCAATTAAAGCAAATGCATTATTATACTGACTACATAAACTTTTAATGACTGTAGGATATACCATTGGAGATATAATATTATTTCTATATCTTGCCACTAATTTATATGGTGTTGAAGTTATATCGACGACACAAAATGCACTATAATCCAATCCTTGACCACGGGCAGTATCCACACAACAAACATAAGTATGATCCTTTATTGGTTCAAAATAAACTGCCAATCCCTCTGCATTTTTCAATACTGGATTAGTCCAAGAAAGTGATTTTAATTTATGTGAAGATATTAATGTGTTTTGTGAACCAACAAAATCACATTCAAATTCTGATTGAAATTGCTGTTCACTTGTATTTGCAATTGTTTGTTGTTTCCATTTATCATCTCGTAGTGGTCCTCCAGCGTATAATGGAACCTGACTCCAGTGAACTTCGATAGGAACATATTCATTTTTCCCAACCTCTCCAACCTTTTTAGTTGCTCCTCTCCAATAATGATAAAACATATTTAATCCATTGGGAGTTGAAACCATCAATACTTTAGTGCTTTGTCCAGAACTGATAGTTGGATATACTGAACTAAAGAATTCTTCTGCAACACCAGTCGGAACGTGAGCAAATTCGTCCAAGAAAATCATGTTGAAAGAACCACCACGAATTGCTGATGCAGATGTTGAGGATGCAATAATCTTTGATCCGTTTTCCAGTTCAATAGATCCTTTATTCCATTCTATAATACCTTGTTGTAACCATTGTGGGAGATATTCATATGCTAATTTTAATCTACTCAATATCTCTCTTGAAGTTGCCTGTTTATTTGCAAGAATGGCAACATTCATGCTCTGATTGAACATGACATAATGTAAAATATAAGCCACTACAGTTGTTGACTTTCCTGACTGACGAGGAAGTTTAGCAATTACAAAACGATTATTGTGAATCTTTTCTACAATGTCTTGTTGATAATCATATAGATTAAAAGGAACTAATCCTTCATCCAGAGAAACAACCTTAATATATTTTTGAATAAAATAAGCAGGATCTTGAGAGCATTTCAGATACTCCTCTACCTGTTCTTTCGTATATTCAATATCAATACCAGCGGGTTTTAAATTTTCATTTCCAAGATAACCTTGTTTTTTATTCGTCATCCTCACTAACCTCTACATCAATAATATCATTTGTGAATGCTTTCTTTGCACTTCTAGATTGATTAATAAGATCTTGAAGATCTGAAGTAGACCCCACATATATTGAATTATTGGTGGTGTGGTTTAAATTGGTTTCTTCTTTTTTAATGGTCTTCATCTTATTATGCATTTCGATTAAATCTTTATTCATTTCGGCGACGGTCTTAATCATTTGACCAGCAACCTCATATGCTCTTGGTAAATCACTATCTGTTGCCACTGAAAGAATACCATCAATTGCGTCCTGTCCTGTATTAATTAAATCCTTTAGATTTTTTCTAACTTCCCTATAATCTGCTCCAAGATCCTTCTCCATCTTTTCTTTCGTTATAGGTACATTGTCCACTCGTTTCACAATTGGAGAGTGTTTTTCCTCCGAGACAGACTCCGTGGACTTCACATCCAAAAAATTTGATAACCTATCTTCACTTTCTTTATTCATATTTCACTCCTAATTAGGCGGATTAAATGTTGCACCTTCATATGTATTTCCATAAGTATCGATATATCTCATTCCAGATGTCATACCAGAACCACTTGGTCCTCTGGTGTAGGTATTAGTATATGGAATGTAGTTTCCAGCAGTTACAGCACCACTTCCAGATGCACCACTTACACCAACATCAACTCTAGACAATGCTCCTGTTGGTCCAGATCTAAGATAATTATCATCAACCAATTCAAAGAAAGTACTCTCTGTGTATAGAATAGTATTTGATTTCTTCGTTTCCCCATAAACATAAGACTTGACACTAAAATCATATTGGGTTGTTATATTTCTTCTAGTATCAAAATCTCCTTCATATTCTTCCTCCATAATAACATTATTCAATACAATCGGAACATCCACTGCGTCATTTACACTATCAAAATTAATAGACACCATAAATTCTGGAGTAAAATATGGAAGTATTTGTTCTGTTATTTGAAGAGCATCTGTCATGGTTCTAGTAAAACCATACAAAGAAAAATCAAAACTATATGGAACTTCTGCATAAGAATAAGAAGGAAAACCAGCAGTTGCTCCTGTGGGATAATGATATCTTCTAGTTAAAGAATTTCTTTTTCTTTGAGGATCATATTGAATATTTGTTATATTAAAACCCAGTCTAGGTAATGTTATCTGAACTTTAGTACTATTTGTTATAGAACTTGCTTCTTCTATTCTCCGAAGAAATTTTTCCTTTGGACCATAAGACAAAGGTACTCGAATTAATTGTTCTGTTCCACCAGAATCAGTATTCTTTATTTGAATATTATTAAACAAAGAACCAAAGGCAACTACCAACTTTCTTATTGACTCGTTATAGTATGATCTAAACATTAATAATCACCTTCAGAAAATGGATCTGTGTTTGTAAAGTCGAATATATTATCCCTATCTGCATAGAATTCTAAATCATCATTATCCCCTGCTGTATCATTATCTTGAGGATCTTGTGGAATAATAATGTTTGTGGTAGTTACCGTAGATATTGCGTAATCTGCACCAGACACATCTCCTACTAGATTAGATGAGGTGTCGAATGTTCCTGATAGATCTGACAATAGAATTGATTTGGTAGTGAGATTCCACTCACTTACTATACCACTAGCAGATGGTGTGGTAGAAGTAGATACTCTTTCTCCTAAACGATAGTCTGTGACAGAACCGTTATTAGTTCCGAGAGTTAATCGAATCGCAAATTGCTTTCTTTCATCTTCTACAGAATCTATATCTTCAATACCAGTATCGATTTCTTGATCAATTTCATAAGTAAATACCTCACATGATAATCTGTAAGTGTATAGTTTTCCTAGTTGATAAAATGGGTTTTCATGCTCAACAAAGTTAATTTCAAAAAGAGTTTTACTTAGAGGAAAGAATATTAAATCACCTTCTCTTGGTCTATCTAATCCTGTTAAAAGTTTTACCTCCTCCTCAAATCTTTTTTTCGCAACTAAAAGATCAACACGGTCTTTTATCTGTAATCCATATTGAGAGATAATATCTCCTTCTCCTTCAAACCCATCAACAGATAAAACATACATTTCTAAATTTATTCCATTAGTAAATTTAGTTGTAGTATATTCTCCAAACAAATCATCTCTGGTAACGCTGTCTCTGGGAATATAAATCATATCCCTTCCCATAGTTTGAATTGTTTCTATGGTTAAATCTTCAGCGAGATTTTGTTCGCCACTATAATCTTTGAAGTAAGGATTTCTTGCCATGTTTTATCCTACCATGAAATCGATTGGAAGTTCGTATTCCATTAGAACTCTTTCTTCTATTCTCTGAACCTCTTCATTCGCTTCTGAGAATATCTCTGCCCCTCTTAGAGAAACTCCTCCAGGCAATTGTACTCCCTCAAACTTTGAGAGATTTGCACCCCACTGTCTTTTTATTAAAGCAGTTATATATTCTTTTAATAGTCTATCATTATAAATTTCAGTGTAAACTGTTGGATCAAGAATCGAATATGCTTCAAAAAGAATATAATCATTTGCTTCTATATCTTCACTCCAATCCATATCAATGTATAGTTTATTAGTAACTTTACTAAATCTAAAATTTTTCTCAGTATCGAAAAATTGCTCAACTAAATTAATAAATCTTTTTGTAGAATCGTATGATGCAAGACCTAATGCAACCCCATAGTTTGTATTTCTATTAATTCCAAAATAATCATTTAATGACATCTGGTAACGAACATTAAACATGTTAGCGTTTGACGCTCCTAACGGAAGAACTTTTGTCACACTAACAATATTGTCACCAGATGGTGCGCCAGTATATCCACCACCACTACCTGCGGTTAAGCCGCTGGTATCGATATATCCATTGGTAATATTATCTGAAGTTACTTTATGACTATAATAGTGTTTTTCTACACCATCAAAATGTCTTTCATAGAAAAATTGAAGACCATCATTTACTCGCTCTTCCGCTTGTTCTCTTGATACATTTATATCAATTACTGGAGAACCTAGTCTTCTAAAAGCATAATCAATCAAAGTATCTGTTGAATAGGGTGCTGCTGCCATTTGTTTCTCCTTTATATACTATGTATATTCGGCAGCGTGCCTATATTATTTTTTAGTATCCTTCTTTTTAATCTCTGGTGGTTCTGGTGAATTTACCACAATGCTATCGATTCTATCCTCACTCATTTGTTCGATATAATATCTTCTAGTAATGGGTTCCTCTGCTTCATCTGGTTCACTTTGTTCGTAATTTGCGAAACCAGGCATATTTAAAGGACAGACTACTTTTGGATAATCCAATTTTCCATAATCTTCAGATACTGCACTTAACCATGTTGCTTTTCTATCTCCACAACCACATCCTCCGCAATATTTTTCGCCTGGTTTTTCTTTACTATCTCGTAAATATTCACATGGAATAAGTTCTCCATCATCACCTAAACAACTTAAAACACGAAGTTGTTTTGTTCTTTTGTCTGCTTTTTTATTGTTTAGTCCGCGAGACATCAAAGACCCCGCGTAATTTTTTGCCATTCCAATCTTTTCTTTAAAGGATGAATTTTTAAAATTTTTATCCTTTTCTTCCATATTCAAAACCTCCAAAATAAATTAAGTCGTTGTCAAATCTACATTCAATATAAGAGTTTTACCCTCATAAGACCAACTATCCACCAAATTATATATAAACATTAAATTGGTTTCAACATTATTTCCTGTAACAGAATCTTTATTATTAATTGCATTTACAGTCAATGTATGTCCAACAGGATAATTTTTTGGATCAAATGCTTCTTGACTTAAGAAAAATTCTAGGCTATCATTAACACCCAATTTACATCCTCTAACATCAATAGTTTCTAAAAGTTTCTGTTCACCACTAATACAACTACTATCATTTACAGACGGATCTGGTAAATATAGTCTTTTTAGATTGGAAGAATTTTCCAAATTAATATCTGTTAATTTATATGAAACATCTCCAAACTCATTATAATCATATGAAGATTCTTCATTTGTTGGATTTGTTCTAGAAGACCAATCTTGAGAATTAGAATATCTTAAATTCAAAGAAGTTAAACTTGAATATTGAGCATCAATATATTTTAATGCAGAAAATGGGGAACATCCAGTTGGATTTCCTTTTATTGTTTTTATTTTCGATATATTTGTATTTGATATTGAGATGTTCTCTAGATTTAAACTATTTTTAAAAGTCACATGTTCTGTAGATGTATTTGTTAAAATAAATTGTCGAATAGATGAACTGTTAATAATAAGAGGATTATTCACACCAACATTAGTGTTTGATGCATCAAAGTATAATAAATTATTCATTGATGGTGGTAGAATCAATTCTAAATTTGGATTGTCTTTGACATTTAAATATTCAAGAGAACCTGCACCCGACAAGTCTAAGGAATTAATTTTATTTGGGAAAGAAGCATCATTTAACCACTTTCCATCGTATGATGCATCAGAACAAATATTATTGTTTTGAAGATTTAAATGTGTGAGATTACTTAAACTAGAATTATCAAAATCAATTCTGTAAAGATTATTGTTTGACATATCAAGATAAGATAAAGATAAACCAATTGTATTAAAATATTCTAATTGTTGATGTAAAGTATCCATAGATGAATCCTTTGCAATTAGTGTGTCTAATGTTTCTGAATTTTTTTCAGCAATATCATTCTTCAAATACTCTCCCATATAAAACCCAATATAACTTTCTTCTATTCCATTTATCTGACCAGATTCTCCATATGACCAATCCTCTGACCAAGTAGATCTACCATTTCCATATCTAGCAGGATTAATTAAAATAGTTTTTAGGTTTATAAATATGCCTGGAAATATTCGAGAATGGAAAAACGGTTCATATTTCCCTCTATTTTCACCATCTTCTCTATAGAATCTAGTAAAGTTTAAACTTTCAACAGAATTCTTCCAACTCTGATAAACTTCAAAATCTTCAAAATTGTAATCTATATACAAATTATTGTTTGACTTATTATTTCCTTCTGTTTCACCTATGTCATATTTGTGACCCATAACATATTGGTATGATGTATTATCAATAGGTAATGGTAATTTTCTCTGGATCCCATTATTATAATTATTACCTCCTTCTACACTATAGAAAAGAGGAAGTTGAGACATGGGTAATCTTGGTTTTATTGGAGAATTAAAGTTATCAGAAAACCCCAACAAAGGAATAGAATATGTATTGTCTCCCATATTCCATCCTATACAAAGAATATCTCTACCCATATCTTCACTTGTTGTTGGGTAATCTGGATTTTGATATGGAGAAGAAAAACCATCATTTGCAGATGTTCTACTAATGAACAGTTGTCTTTCATCTGAATAATTACAACTCTGAGGTATATTAACAGATATTACATCACTTGGTTGAGATTCTATAACAGTAGAATCGACTTGGTTAAGAGTGGTTATATAATACCAATAATTGTTTTCTTCGCCTACATATTCATCTATGAAATTTTCATGGATTGTATAACAAGGCACAGACGGGTCTATGCAAGGATATCCAGTTAAATCATTATTCATTAAATTTGAAGTTGTTTGTGGTGCAATTTGACTTGTTATATCATAAAATGGGCCAGTCTCGGAAATTGCAGACTTATAAATTTTATAACCTAATGATGGTCTAGAAGAAAGCGGAGTGGTGTACTCTGTAAAATCATGATCTTCATCGATCATCTCTGGATGAGGAATTTCATATTCATCACATATTGCTTTAACAGCAGCCTCCCATCCATAATTTCCCCAATAATCTATAGAACCCCCAATAGTATTAGTCAGTCCAATAAAACCAGTAGTTCCATCATTCATAACTATAAAACTAGCAGACCCCGAATCTCCAGCCCAAACTGCTTCAGTTGTTGAATCTCTTGAAGTTCCATCCCGCAAATCATAGTCAACGGGTATTGATTTTTCATTTGGAATATAATCAGAAGATGGTATATAACTTCCCATGCCAGGGAAAAATGACCCACCTGATCTAGTTTTTGTTGTAAAATTTCCAAAGACAGTAGAGATACTATACTTATCTTTGACTGATGAGGATAACCACTCTCCTCCTATAGTCGATATTCCAGCACCATAAGTGTTTATATTAATATGATAATTATTGTCTGGAATAACTCCTATTTGTTGATCTGCTGGGCAGGAAGATCCATTTACTAAGTAGTCAGCAGTTTCTGGTTGATCTGCGTTTTCAAAAGTAAAAGCATCTCTTCTAATGAGTGGTCTTTGATATTGATCAACCATAACTAAAAGTCTATTATTTTGTGCTGTTTCTGGATTTTCAAACTCGTTCATATATTTGTTTAAAAATCTTTCAGTTACTAATTTAGTTGGTTTTATAAATGCTGGAACTGGTTCTTTAAACTTAATAAGAACTCTATCAGGCATACATGCAAGAAGTATTTGTTCATTATCAGAGGATATATCAGCAACACCCGAAGGAACATTACATGCGCCTGGATTATATTGATAACAACCCCCACCACCAGATTGTTCATTTTTAATTAATCTATATGCTTCTACTTTTGCATCATATGAACCCTCTTCGTACCAAAATTTAATAGTATCTTCAATACCATCATCACCCTCTCCGCATTGAGTAAAATGTGGTCTATAATGCTGTGATGCAATTGCTAAGTATGGAGATATTAAATAAACTCTAGGACCATACATCATATGTCCATTACAATTTGCTCCCGACGAATTATTGGAACAAAGACCAACACCGTCACCATCACAATCAATGATAGGATTTGCATTTTTTTGCCAACCATTGTTTCCCATACCAGGCTGAGCAACCTGTGCAAGTCCCTCACTTCCTCCTTTTATTGTATTTGGTGGAGAGATACAATTAAAATTTACACCAGCCTGATACCATCTATTACTAGTATTTAATCCAGAGATTGTTGGCGTTGTGTTATTATTGTATAACCAAATACATTCTGTATTTTGATCATAACCTATATCATTGTGAAATTTATTTGCCACTTAATTCTCTCCTTCATTCAAAGTGTTATCATTAACGGAGGTACTTTCCGTCACACACTTGAAGTTAGTTTGATACTCTGAATTATTTATATCCTGACATGGACATTTAGAAGGATCTATTTCCTCTGGAATCCATTTCATATTATTACATGATCTTTGATTATTTAGCCTTGCACATTCACACTGAGTTGTTAATTCTGGATGACACTCATAGCATTTATGCTCTAATGAATTTAATCTAGTGTCATCCCCACAACTATTATTTGTAATACAACAAGTTCCAAGTTTATCTAAAGGCCAAGGACAATCTTGTAAATTAACATCATTACATATAGAGGCATCATCTAAATCTCTTAATATATTTCCTTCTCTACCCGATCTATAATTTCTTTCAGTGGTGTTGCTAGAATTCCAGAAAATTTGAACTATGGGTTTTGTGGGAAGTTGATCCATTCCAGTAATTATATTCATATCTGCACCATCTTCCCCAAGTGCAGATCCATTTTGCCATTCTAATTCTGTCCAGTTTTCTTGACTCGCTGCACATAACTCTATATTATCTCTTTTAAATGGGCCTCTTCTAAATCTATGTTTTCCGTGTTTTGGTATAGCAACCGCTCTTACATTTGTTGGTGTATCTGCTCCATAATAAACTGTACTACAATCAATATTTGGTGTGTCATAATCTAATCCACCAATTGATGCTTTATTATAAGGAATACCTTCACAACCCATATAAACACCACCGAAAAGATTACATTCATCTCTAGTGGTATTGTAAATTGGTTTACCGTTCCAACAGCAAGTCCCTCTTTTTCTTGAACAAGGAGAACCACAATTTTCACAATCTATTAATGGATTTTCATAAATGTTGTATGCTTCTACATTTTCATATACACTGTCTATTATGCTTATTGCAGTTTCTTGATTAAATTGACTAACAGAGAAACTATATTTATCGAAGCAATGAGAATAAGAGTTAAGAGAATGTTCGTCTGCATCAACTAAAGTTTCATTTACGCAAATCTTTACCTCATTTCCAGTACCGTCACAACAAGGAATAAAACCACAATTATCCGAACAGTTTAATCCCTCATAAAAATCTCCAGAACAATGTGTTTCAATTGTATCAGAACAGTTTCCATTTGAACAACATGCTCCCATTTTAAAATTCGAACAAATTTCACATGACATTAAGGGATTTGTTTTCATGGCAAAAAGTTCAGTCCAAATATAGCCAGGTGCATGATTTTCTGGATGTAACGGACATGTTCCACTGAAACCGATATCGTCCCACATTGCTGGATCTGGTACAAATTCCAATTCACAAACTGATGGATTATCACTCGACCAAGGAGGCATAAATCCACAACAAAGACCCTGATACTCATCTCCGTATGGATTGTCTGATGGACATATTGCTAATGATTCTAATTCTTCGCAACCATTTGAAAATCCAAAACGAATAACTCTCCAATCATTTGGATCTTCTATATTTTGCCACCAAGAATCTTTTTTAGCCTGACATGATGTTATACTTTCATTCTCAAGACATTCTCTGATAATTTGACTACCATCCATACTTTCCGTGTATTGACCACAGCAACCAACCATATTTCCAGTACAATCACCATGCAAAGAACAACAATCTATTTCATCACAACCAACACCCCCACTAAAAATACCACCAACAGATGTACATGCACCAATTGAAGTTTGATAACAGATATAATCAACAATTAAAGTTTCATTTTCATATTGTCCCTCTAGATTAAATTGCACATATTCTGGAATACAACAAGCACCACTTTCTTCATCCGTAAGGGTGCAAGAAACAGGTTCCCCAGTAGGTGAAGTTATTTCTGTTACTTGATCACATGTAACACCATATAACCAACCAGCACCACCACTACCACCTAATGATGGAGGATTTAAACAATCACCATAAGTTAATCCAGAATCACAATATGTAATTCCTCCGACTGGAGAATTACCAAAACAACATGCACCTGTTGGCCATGAACAAGGCCAACTCATATCAAAGGTGTTTCCTGAACCGCAAGTGCTACCTGATCCTCCCCATAAACCACCAAGAGCAGAACAATCACCAGCAGTATAACCAACAACTCTTAAGGTTCCGTTTGGATCTCTTCCTTCTACTTCTAAACAATTACCATCAACACAACAGACACCATGAGCGGTTGCCCCTGTAATACCACAACCACCAGCAGCATCTATAATAGAACATGTACTATTTGGACCTCTAGGACTACCGCCTAATTCCAAACACTCTGATGGTTTCAGATCCTTACATGTATTTAAATCAAGACAACATGCCTGCAAAGGTTCTGATGATATTCTTGAACAATCAAAACTAGAACAATCAAACTCTCCACCAACCCATGTGCCATTTTGTGATACACAACCTTCCAGTGTTGTTTCAGAACAAATTCCATTGGTACAACAAACACCAAGATTGCAATCAACATCTTCACATTTTAAATGGTGGTGAAATGTACTATTAGTTCTTTGTCCACAATCTTTTGCATTTGTATAAGAACAACCACCAGCATGACAACAAGCACCCATCATGGATTCTTGTTTCGCAAAATATGTAACTGATCTTGTTCTAAAATTTATACTCATGTTAGTTGCCTTATGTTCTTTATATTATTTAGACCTAAAGTTTCCAATCATCAAAAATGGTTCCATAACAATCAGGACAATCTGGTTCATTACAATTACATTTACAATAACATGGTCTATTTAAGTATACTGGATCATTAACGCCACTGCATTGAGTAATAGTAGCACAAACCTGAGCATGAGATTCTCTACAAAAATCTTTCCAAGTTGGAAATTCATCTTTATGTTTACTCATGCACGTTTGCATTCGAATAGAATGATTACAATGACATGATTTAAAGCAGTCTCTATTAGCACTTTTTTTGCAGTCCTCAAAACATTTTTTTCTCTGTTTTATAGAAGTTTTTTTACAATTTTCGTAATTATCTTTTTCAGGAGATGACCCTCTTTTTCCAACTTTAAATTCATTTATCTTTCGTTCCCTGAATTTTCTTTTTAAACTATTTGCAATTTGAGGTTTATTACAATGTTCATCTATTTGATAATCTCTTGATTCTGGAATATTACAAAGACAAGATCCACAAGCACCGATACTATCCTCTTCTGGTTTCCACATCCAAGTTTCACTAAAACCTTCTTTACAACTAGTTTCACCAACATATGCAGCACATTCACATTTCTTTAGAGGCATACCAACACATTCCCAACATTTTGCCGTTTTATTACTTTTATCAATATGACTACAATCTGCACGAACACAACATGTTCCTAATTTACTACGAGATAAAGAGTCTCCGCAACCACTTTCATCTGTGTCACATATTTTATTGTTAAACATGGTTCTTTCATTAATTGCTTTAGGTGAACATGCAGAATCATAAACAGGAGTGTGTTTATTCGCACCACATTTAGAAATACTATTTCCACAATCTTTACATCTTCCACTTAATCTACATAAAATATTTTTTATACTCTTCCAATATTTTGCAGATTTACTTCTGGGTGAATGATTATGACCACAAGGACCACTAGTAAATTGTCTTATAAGATCTTCGCAAGTAAAACATTTACCGTCTGAATTTGTTGACATGCACTTACCATGTCCATTTTTACAATTACCATTTCTTGTATAGTAACTCCAATAACATCTTATAACAAGTTTACTTATTTCATGTTTTCTTTCACAACACTTTTTAACTTCTTTTTTGGTTCCTTGACATGGATTGCAAAGTTCCTTTTCCCAATTTAAGTTTTTAAGAACCCGACATGGGGCTTCATCTGCCTTGCTTGCATTTTCAAATAAATCTCTTTTTATTTTATAAGGACCGCATGACCAACATTTATCTTTCTTTTGATTAGTCCAAGGTTTACTACAACCACATGCTTCACAATTTCCTCCACAACCCATACCATCACATTCATCTCTTGCATTACATCCATCATCTTCACCAGTTTCTCTTTCTCTTATCGCATCAAGTAAACAATCAATACAAAGATCGGGACAACAAGTATTAATTAAACTAGAATCAATTGTATTTGAAGAAGGTATAGTAATATCATCAATATATGTTTTGTTTGTTAAATTTGGTAACTTTCTATAATCATCCCTTTTATATGAAATTGATTTTGTATCTTTTCTTTTTGTATAGATATTATCAATAAAATCAAAATCTATTTTTTTAAATTCACCATGCAATGATCTACATAAACCTTTACTTGTTTTAACAGTAGAACCATCAGGACAATGACACATACCAACTATTTCTTCTGGTGTTTTTGTGTGTGTCTTGGATGATAAAGATCTAGAATCTACAGTTGTATTTGAAATAAAGTTTTCATTATCACAAATACCAGAACGAGTTGGTGTTGCACCTATTCGTTTTGCTACTTGTTTTATAGTTCCTTTTGGGACAGTAATGTTTACACATCCACTTTCTATAGGAGAAGTAACATAATCAAATATTAAATTATATGACTCTGTTGGAAATTGTCTAATACTTAAAATATCACATATACAATTTCTTTCGTTTTTAAATGATTTTTCTACCTCATATGAAACAATCATCGCTCTTATATCATTTTTAGTTAGTGTTGAAGAATCTCCACTATGAGCAGCAAACATTTGTTCGACTGTTAATCTTCCTTCAAAACCATGTTTATTTCCATCAACATACATTCCAACAAAATGGTCTTTATTGGATTGATCGAAAGTTATAGATCCCTTTTCTAAACGATCATATATGTTGTTTAGGTATGGATAGAAAGTAGTATTGGTAGAGCCGCCTCTTTTTATATAATCATAAAAATCTGTAATATAATGACATCCATTTTCATCACACATTATTCCAGATAAAATAGTTTTTCTAGATGGAACTAAATTATAATAATCCTTTCTCCGAAGAGGAGGATTTATTATATTTGTTTTTTCTGTGTATGATTGATGTTTACTCATGTTTGTTGCCTTATGTTCTTTATATTATTTAGACTTATAAGTTTTATTAACCGAAAATATCGAAAATAGTTCCCTTACATGCAGAACAAATTGGTTCATTACAATTACATTTACAATAACATGGTCTTTCTAAATACACTGGATCATTAACACCTCTACACTGAGGAATAGTAGAACAAACTGAACTTTTTGCTTCTTCACAAAACTCTCGCCAATTTTCAAATTCATCTCTATGTTCTCTTATACATTGCTGCATTCGAATAGAATTGTTACAATGACATGTTTTATAGCATTCTTTTTTGTCTGAGGAATTCTTACAATTTTCGAAACAATTCTTTCTTTTTACTAGAGATCTATTTTTACAATTTTCGTAATCATCCGATTCTGGAGATCTTGCTCTTTCATCGAGATCATCTAATTCAAAATAATTTAAATCTTTACCACAGCATAGATCTGAACATGGAGTGTTTAAATAGCCAGGAGTACCTCCTAGTCTTTCACACTCAAGATCTGCCCTTAGACGACCACTTTCAATTTCCCTACATTCTCCATTTTCAAAACAGCACGGTGCAAATTTTTTTCTTCGTCTAAATGTTGTCATTATGGTATTCCGTTTCCTATCAAGGTTGAGGGTTTATTATTGGTCCATCTGAATCATCTATACTATAACCACCATCACAGAAGGGTTGATCACAGACACAACCATCAGGGTATAGTGTTTCATCACAACAAGTACAAGACCACTCATCTACCCATTCAAGTCCAGTACACCATGCACCCCCAGTACCTTCTGAATTTTCGTAACATGGTGGCGCTGGTACGTTTGAATTAGATGGATCGAATGTTTCACCATAACCATAACATGGTCCGCAGATAGGACAATATTCACCAAATGTTTGAAGAAAGTAATTTCCATCATTATATCTACTTCCAATACCAATCCATCCACTACTATTGGTTGCATCACTGTCGGTCCACACATTACATCTCATGTATATTTGTCCCATACATGGATACCATTCACGAATGGTTCCAGAATTACATAAATTAGAATCTATACATTCTTTTTGATATGCTAATCCGATTAATGCTTTATACGGTCCACAAGTTTTGTATGCACTGCCTTGGTTGTTAATATATTCTGTACATTGTAATCCTTCTTCCCATCTTGCTTCATCACCAAACCTTTCAGTGCATTCATTCTCTGTGAGTCCATCAACACAATCACATACTGGATGTGCTTGGAGATTGGGGTTATAAACATAATCCGTTATGTAGTGCCAATTTAATTCTTCCGAACAAAACGGTGTAATTTCTCCTGTTTCGGGATCATAAATATCAGTTGAAATTGACCCATCGTTTGACATGGCAGGATGTAATTCGCCAACAGAATCTCCACTAAGTATTCCCATATGATCTTCACAGCATGGTCTTCTTCCTTTATCATAGCCTGGGAATCCAATTGCATTACAACATTTTCCTACTGTTCTACCGCCACCGCCAGGAGTTCCCGAGCCAGGAGGTGAATCACAATCTTCACATAATCCATTAATACAACATTGGCCTGGGGGACAATTTGCATCCTCCGTACAGTCGGGATCACCAATTGAACCACACGGTATTTCGTAACATTGAGATTGGTTTGGATAAAAAGTTCCACCAACATCAAAACAAGTAGGTGAATCAAGTAATTGACATGTATAATCTCCTCCTGTTAATTGAATACAACAAGGATGAAGAATTCCAGTTCCTCCTTCACAATCTATAGTAGAGCATAATATTCCTTGTGTCCCGACTATAGTTCCACCATAATCAGTACATTCTGATTCATTTTCAACATCTACACAAGTACCATTACCGAGACAACAGGGCATAGTGGTAACTGGATCACAACTAGGTAAATCTGTACACTCTCCAAAACAACAGCGTGGACCATTGGGATTACCGTCACAATCATAATCTTCAGTACATTCTGGTGGAGATTCACCACCACCAGAAGTACAAGCACATACCACACCCGAACATGTTGTATTGTGACCTTGATAAACTCCACCAAGGTGAGAACATTCTACGGGAGTAGTTTGGTCTGTACAAACACCAATATCTGTACAGCAGGCGCCCACTCTAGTTTCAATTGAACAACAATCTATATTAATACAAAAACTTCCATCACCATTATATACATTTAATATTCCACTTTCTATACATTCCTCTAAAGTTAAATCATCTTCGCAACCAATATAAGATCCCGTTTCATCAAATTTACAACACGATCCTGTCTCGCCAAAATCTTCATCACAAGAATTACCACAAGGATACTGACTATTACATGGAATACCTAGTCTAAACACACCACCAAAAGTTTGACATACTATTTTTTCTACACCATCTACGCACAATGTTTCATCAGGAATTAGTGGATCTTTATTCAGACAACAAGAACCAATGATAGGAACCGCAGAACATGGACTCTCTCCACAAGAAGAGTTTAGATAAAAATCATAATCTTCTTTTTGATTACATTCACCTAAAGTTAAAAATTCTTGACAGTCACCAAACGAAAAACTCTCTGGAGTGCTATTACAACAAGCACCATATTGAATAACTTCAGAAGTATCTCCAGTAAATCCAAATTTATTTCCTGCTATAGTGCATAACCAAGATTCAGCATCATCATAAGATAAACAATTTACAATATTAATACCTTCTGCTAATTTATTATTATGTGGATCAAAGTAAAAATCTCCACCAAATGATACCCCCAATGGTCCATTCTTGATTATGAGGGTGGTGTTTACTGCTTCTCCGTAATTTGCGGTATTTCCAGAGAGATCTAAATGTGCAGAAACCCAAGATGGTGCCACAGCAATTGGATTTTTAGTTGTATGTTTATCAAAAGTAATACCAGAAAGAGTGAATGGAGTATGAATTACATGCACACCTCCCTGATCTGTATTAATAATAAAAGGATCTTTATTAACTCCCTCTACTTCATTACCATGTGTGTGGAAAAAGTTAGTTGTGTTTATAAGTTTAGGTGTGATAGTTCCCCAAGTTAATCCACCTGATGGTAAGCCTGGAGGAATGATTGTTGAGTCGTCTGTGAAAGTTAATCCATGTGCATCTTTAGTATTTTTCTTGTCAGAAAGATATGCAAGTTCACCAACAGATTGTCCTGTTACCGTCCCATATAATTCTTCAGGAATAGGTCCAGAAATACCAATTACATCATAAGTAGGACCTGTTCCTATTGTTTTCAAATCGGAATAGAAAACCAAGTCACCGCTAACACCCAATCTTCTAAAACTAAGAGTTGCTCCACTCACACCATAAAAAGGAGCAAGTCTATTTGGATCTAAAGAACCATAGGTTACTCCAGCAAATATTGCAGTAACACCAGTTCCTACATTATAAAAGTTTGCATTTTCTGGATCATGAATAACACCGTCAGCATCTGCCCAACGAGAAACGGGTCCTGCTTTACCAGTCAGTCCCCTTGGGGCAGCGGTAACTTCATTACCCGCTTGATCGGAGAATCTTAAAACATAATAACCATATGCAGGTTTTTCTGGATCGTGCTGATAATAAGTTCCAACAAGAGCAAATCCAGTAATACCAGTTGGTCCTGTAGGAGCATCAGTAGACAGTGGGGAAGGACCACATGGACCTTTTATACCACCTGTTCCAGTTATAGGATTACCTTGAGCCCCTGTAGGTCCAGTATAAGGCCTTATTGTACTTGTTCCAAAATATGCGGTATATCCTAGAGGCATATGTTACCCTTTTAATAATATATATGAGTTAATACCCATATCCTCCAGATGATGTTCCAGTTTGCGGAGCAGGAGATTGAGAACTAGATCTTTGTGTTGATGCCCCTCCAGTTTGTGTTGGGGAAACAGAAGAAACACCACTCGATTCAGGAATATATGAATCTGGACTGGAAGACCTGTTGGTTGGATTACATCCACCAGACTGTAAACAATATCTTTCTCCATCTTTACAACAAGTGCATTTACCACAATCATCTTCTCTCCATCGAGTAGATTTAATTTTGTCATCATCTAACCATTTAGAATTATGACACTCATTTTTAGTAAATCCATAAGCACAATCGTATATTGTATATCTCTCTGGATCAGTTCCTCTTGGAACTTCTTCTCTTGTTGGTGTTCTTCCAAAGCAACATGATCTTATTGGCGTTCCTTCTTCTTCATTAAGTTCTTCTTGTATTGCAGTTAATATTTCTTTAGAGTAAGGAATGTTAGTATTATTAATTTTACTATTACATAATTGACAATTATCTGGATTATCATTATCTCTACAATTGTCTGAACAATCATCTACACATCTATTCCAAACTGTATCATATGCTTGTAGTTTGCTACATTCAAACTTAGTCATATTTCCACATTTTCTTAGATCACCACCGTTATATATTTTCGTTCCACTTGATATATTAATAAACTCAACGCTTCCAGGCTTAATGTATTGGCAACAACATCCTTTCTGTTTTTCTTTTGTAGAAATGATATCATCATGATCTTTGATTATCTCGTAACAATTATCTTCTAATATTTTGTAGTTTGATAATAATTCGTTTATAGAAGACATGAGTGTTGTTTCTTCTACAGAACTTGGATTTATGTCTTTAACACAAACATTTAATTTATAGACTTGTAATAGATTTGATACAATTTCATCTAGTAAAGTACACTTACATCTGTAATATTCTTTTAATGTGTCTTCTAATCCTTCTTTTCTAGAATTAAAACAAGAGATGTCTTTCTCGTCTTCATATATCTTAATAATTTGAGCAACTCTACTACAAGCGTTCAAATTATATTCATTAGAATGATCACAATTTTCGCAGATAGAAATTAACTCTTGTAATAAAGAATAATTTTCTTCTATGTCCTTTTTGGTGGGAGAAACAGCAATTACAGAGTTATTATGAACCATAGATCTAAATGTTACTCTTTGTGATCTATTAATTTGTTGTTTTTCATAATCTGTTCTTGCATATTTACTACAAGTTTTACAACACAATGGTTCTTTGTGTTTTACTCTATAATCTGATGTTTTATCTCTATCCCAAATTCCCAACTTATTATTTTCGCAGTCTGTTTGTGATATTCCATCTACTGCTGTATATTTTTTATTTTCACCATCATAGTAGCAACATGATCCTATCATATTACTACTTTCTATTGGATTATTTAAATTCGTAAATTCATCATCTGATGCATAATTTCTTAAATAACTTGTTGTGTGATGATGATCTCCGTGTGCTTGATTTACGGTTCTTCTCTTCCAATCAAATCTCTGTTTCCAGTCCAATGATTCTTCATCTAGATCGATCTCTGTACCTTCCTGTGGAGATAGTTCTACAACAAGTGATGGGACAAAGTTATGCTTTAATGCACAAACGCCTGGTAATCTTGGATCACTTATATAATCTCCTTCTTGCCATGAGAAAGGATTCTGATGAATATGATATTGAAGTTGCCATGAGAAAAGAGATTCAACGTGGTGTGCATGATGAAGATCTGATAAAGCAGGTGTTGGATAACCCATCCACCCTTCACTGTTTGGATCGATATGATCTTTATATGATGTGTCAGTATAATGTGTTAAGTTTCTAGCAGTACATCTACATGGGAAGTAACCTTGATCCTTGTCACTCTCCCCATAACGAATTAAAGCATCAGGATGAACCCCACCACCATCTACATAATTTCCATCTTCATAGGAACCACCGTCTGGATTGTTGCAAATGCCGAATACCGAATCTTGTGAAAGTGAAATATTTCCGTCCCAGTCAGTCCAAAGTGTATTATGATTTTTAATTTCTATTTCGGGAGCCATGCAAGTACTATTAATGTGTGGCGCACCTCTTAAGTTTCTTGCTGTCATTGCAGCACCAGGCGTCCAAACATTTGGTGCCACATCATCTTTATGACCTAAACCTATGTATTGTTGACTTCCATCATCTGGTGCATTGATATAACCTAAAGAACATTGCTCACAGTCTATTGGTGCTTGTAAACCAGGCACTGGAACTTGTTCTATTGCACTCGAACTAATATCCCATATATTTTTAGCATTTACAAATACACCATAACAAACTCTACCAAGAGGACTATCTTCATCTGGAATATTCCACGGCTGGTCGCCGACCTGTGCAAATGTTCCTGTTGCTAATCCACCGTATCCCCATAATGTAGGTTCAACACATTCTTCATGTCCCCATAAACCAGCCTCAGTTAGATTTTCTTCTGTTGGTTCTTTCCATAGAGCAGGACATGTAAAGGAATCGAAACAATAGTTAATAGTCTTTTTCCAACTTTGTGTTGCTGTATCATATATTGCCTTTGCTGTCTGATATGCAGGTGAATTAAATCCACATACCCAACCAACAAGTTGTGGTCCCCATGCAACATCACCTGCAAGTTCCCATCTAAAGTTTGGTGCGTATGACCAACCACTTGGAAAGCCTTCATCAAATTCAGAGTTTCGATCTGACCTAAACCAAGGAGCGTGCCACTCTCTGTCAGTTCGATTTGAATCTTCTGCTCCAGAATCCTCTATTACTAAAGTGTCTGTTTTTGTTTTGAGGGTTGAACCATCACCCCAAGGCGATGTCCATATTCTTTCAAGTGGTTCGTCTGGATTTCCAGGCCAACCTCTATCACCAAGTCGAATACAACATGAACCCAACTTACTAGTTCCATCAGTAGTTTGAGTATCGATTTCTTCGCCAGGAACATTAAGTTCATCATCATCAAATTTATAGTGTGGATATAAACATTGATTGCAGTCTGCTTCCCAGTGTCTTTCATCCATGTCTAACATGGTAGACGAAAGTAATTCCCAACGTGCCCCAACAATGTTATTATCTTCATTATGAAGTTCATTTAATCGAGTTTGACAACTTGTAATATCCATTCTTACTATTTCAGGTGAAGGACTCGATGGATCTATATTATCTTCAACCATAGCACACCAACCCTGAACACCCTCATTACCACTACCAGGTCCAAATGTTCTCTTTCCGCAACCCATTTCTATTTCACAAGGAACATTTGTATTGTGATCAGATCCTGCACCACCTGTGAGATAACCCTGCTGGACATTGCTTATCGGGGCTTGAATTTGATTACCACATCCCTGTATGGGCACAGCCATGGAACCTAAAACACTTGAATTGGTGTCACTCGACCAAGCACAAGCCTTTCCTCCACATTCAGATGTTATTGCCCACCAAGCAGACCCACCCCCCAGATCACTGGAACAATCTCCCCACCCGATAACTATTGGTGGTATTGGTCCTTGACCATCAGGACCATATCCTTCAAGTAATCTTAATTCTCTTTCTCTAGAAATATTTCCTCTTATTGATGCTGGATTATTATGTAATGCAACTTGTTTCTCGTCCAATCTTAATGGACAAGCAGGGTAATTATAAGCAACACATTTTTGGAATGCTCCCTCACCGTGGCCTGCTGAACCATCGGGC